TCTTGCTAGCGCACGTTTACGCTTGCGGCTCACCACATTCGCCGTGAATCCAATTTCCTGAAATGCCTCCAGCTTGGAAAGTATTTGCACAATGGCGCTGCCCTTCATGTTTCCATACTGGTCTATCATTCCAAGGTCAGCAGCTGCATCACCTGGAATTGCAAACATGCCTGATGGAAGGTAGCCCTTGCGGCGCAAGGCGATTTCAAAACGCTTCAGACGGCGTGAACCGCCATAAACCTCTGTGTGCAACACCTTCCCCGCCGTGACGCCTTGCTTGTTGCCAAATACGTCATAGCCAAATGTCACTTGCAAATTGGTTTTGGTGGCTTTTGTGTAACGAGCAGAATTCTGAATCCACGGCGTAGGACGATCAAAAGAGTCATTGACCTCGTGAGTAATATCATCCAATGAATTAAAAGCAGCCCTGTTCAGCGCCACCGCCGTGGCAAACGGCACCTGGCGGCGCTGCACATCGTTTAGGTGGCGGATGGCTTTACCCACATCGGTTTTTACGCTCAGTTCGATCATGTCCCCTCGCTCGTGATCTTTCCCCTGAAGTCCTTGAGTTCTGCGCTCATTGTTTCGCTTTCTTGGCAAAAAACTGCCGGGCCCATGAAGGCGCCCGGCGAAATTACTACCAGGAGGAGTCCCGATTGCGTGGGACGGCAAACATCGACAGGGAGAGCCACCCGGTTTGCCAGCGGGTTGACGGGATGGTTTTCATGCGGCCCGCTTGCTTTCGTAAAGTTCGTACAAATCTGGCCTGATATCGCGGATGTGGCGAAGGCGCGCTTCCGGGATGACCTGCGTGGATACCCAAAGCCTCAGTGCAGCATCGGTACAGTTGAACCTTTCCACGCAGGCGTCATAGCCGCCCAGTTGGGCGATGATTTCCTTGATTGTTTCGCGTTTTGTCATGATGTTTGTAATTATAAGCATACTTTCGTTGCGCCTGCAAGAATTCTTGCTGCTTGGTAAAAACACCATCAAACTGTAAAAAATTTTTGCGTCGAACGTAAGCATACTTGCTTTTATAGAATTAGTATGCTTATAATTCCCCCATGCCGCCCTTTCGCGGCTGTGCACTACCCGCTTCGATCCGCGCGCCTTTAGGCGAATCAACCCTTAGTGGATCTGGCCATGAATCAAGCCAGACGCGGGACGGGTTGAGGAGACGAAGCAAACGCAGCCTGAAAGCGATACAGGTCGCAATGGTGAGTCGAAAGCGCCATGACGGCCGGGAGAGACCGGCACCCAACAGCGAATGGAGCGGACATGGACATCATCGACGAATTACAAGCCACCGGCACCGCGATGCAAGCCGAGCTGGCCAAGCTGATGGCCGTGCTGGAAAAAAGCGCGGCCGCAATCAACGACCTGAAAAGGGGACAAGATGAACAAACTGGATTTGGTCACTGAACGCCTGCGGGCGCAGGGATACCGGCCGTTTGCGCCGACCCATAACGACGGCCGCGCCCAGCGCGAGATGCCTGGCATGGAGCACGACGAGCCAAAGCCGCTGCCGGTTGATGTGCTGGTGCTGGCGTTTGCTGTCGGCCTTGCGCTGGGCATGTTGGTGCAGGTGGTGGTGGCATGAGCTGCAGGCCGCCTCGGATGTACAGCGTCTCGCTCGACGACATCATCACGCTGTCTGACGCGATATGTCACCTTGACTGCGCAAAACACTTCTACATGCATGATGGCGACAAGGTGAGTCAGTACGTCGAGCGCTGCCACGACATTCTGGAGCGGGCACTGGGTGAAGACGCCCCCATCGTGTACTGGCCAAACGCGGACGGGAAAGCATGATCATTTTGCCGCAAAACACCCTTAGCCGCTGGGCGCATGCCAACGCGCGAGAAGACTTGCGCACCTGGCGCCAGCTTAGCGAGTGGATAGCCATGCACGCCATGACGGCTCAAGTGCGCGGCCAGCGCGTTGTTGGCGACGACCTTACTACGTTGTCCGATTTGGCATGGCAGCGCTATATGGATTTGATGCCTGTTGACATCGAGGAAGCAGCATGAACTCAAAGCACAAGCCTTGGACGCCCGATGAGATCCGCACGCTGGAAGCGGCTTACCGCACTACAACAGCCATCAAGCTTGGCGAGATGCTTGGCCGGTCACGAGCATCTGTGCGCATGAAAATTAACGAAATCGGCCTGGTCAAGAAATTTCCTCCGATGAAGCCGCGCGCCGCTCCTAGGCCAAAGCCAAAAAAAGCCACCAGCATCGACAACAGCCAAGGACTGGTGGCCGAGTGCAAGCAGCACAAGAGCAGTACCGGCGGGACCATTATTCGGACAGCAACCGGCGTGATCCACCTGGCGAGGAAATAGCACATGACTAATTACGACGACTACATCCTGCGCAAACTTTACCGCATGCCACCAACCGGCATACCGGATGGCGCATGCATGCCAGACCACGGACTATTCGATCATCAATACGCGCTCGTGAAATGGGCATGCAAACGTGGACGCGCCGCGATCTTTGCAGACACCGGACTCGGCAAGAGCCGCATGCAACTGGCGTGGGCCGACGCCGTGCGGCGGCACACAGGCCGACCAGTGCTTATTCTTGCCCCGCTTGCCGTGGCGCCGCAGACGGTGGCCGAAGGCGCCGAGATAGGCGTGAGCGTGCTGCACTGCCGCGATGGTGGCGACTATGACCAAAGCGGAGGAGCACGGATCTGCATCACGAACTATGACCGCTTGCATCGGTTCGATTGCTCCATCTTTGGGGCTGTCGTTCTGGATGAGTCGAGCTGCATCAAGCATTACGATGCCAAGACAATGCGCACGCTGATGAACTCGTTTCGGGATACGCCATTCAAGTTGTGCGCGACTGCCACGCCAGCGCCGAACGACTGGACCGAGCTGGGCACACATGCCGAATTCCTTGGCGTTTGCACGCGCGCAGAGATGCTGGCGGAATACTTTACGCACGACGGCGGAAACACCAGCGTATGGCGACTTAAGCGCCACGCCAGACACATCTTCTGGCAGTGGGTAAGCCAGTGGGGAGCAATGGTGCGGCGGCCGTCTGATCTTGGTTTCGATGACTCGGTCTACGCGCTGCCGCCGCTGCACTTGCACGAACACATTGTCGAAACTGATATGCCGCTGAACGGAATGCTGTTCGCGGCCGAGGCTCAGACCTTGAACGAGCGGCGAGAAGCTCGCCGCATGTCAATAGCAGACCGTGTGCGCGATTGCGCAGCAATCGTAAACGATGAAGCCGCAGAGCAGTGGGTGGTATGGTGCGACCTGAACTCCGAAGGCGATGAGCTCACCAAGGCTATCAATGGCGCGGTGCAGATCGCTGGCGCCGACAGTACGGAAGTAAAGGAACAGCGCCTGGCCGACTTTGCGGCTGGCCGAATCCGCGTTCTGGTTAGCAAGCCGAGCATCTGCGGCTTTGGCCTGAACTGGCAGCACTCGGCGCGCATGGCATTCGTTGGCGTGACTGACAGCTTCGAAGCCTATTACCAGGCCGTGCGCCGGTGCTGGCGCTTCGGGCAGCGGCGCGATGTGCATGTGCATGTTTTTGCTTCATCGTTAGAGGGCGCGGTGGTTGCCAACTTGAAGCGCAAGGAACGTGACGCCACTAAAATGGCTGAGAGCTTGAGCCAAGAAACACGCGATGCCGTTATGCATGAAGTCACTGGCACAACGAGGCAGACCAATATCCACAGCGCAAGCCATCGCGTGAACGTGCCGGCATTCTTGAATGTATCAGCATGAATTGCATTGATCAGATCGTTACCGACCGCTACGCCGCGTATCACGGCGACTGTGTTGAAGTGTTGAAGGGCCTGCCGGACGCGAGCATCGGCTATTCGATCTTCTCGCCACCGTTCGCAAGCCTCTACACCTACAGCAACAGCCCACGCGACATGGGCAACGTGCGCGACGATGCCGAATTTTTTGCGCATCTGGATTTTCTTATTGCCGAACTCCGGCGCGTGATGAAGCCTGGACGAAACATCAGCTTCCATTGCATGGACATGCCAAGCAGCAAAGAGCGCGACGGCGTGATCGGGTTGAAGGATTTTCCAGGCGACCTGCTGCGGGCGTTTCAACGGCATGGCTTTATATTCCATGCAAAGGTCACGATTTGGAAGGATCCGGTGACCGCGATGCAGCGCACAAAAGCGCTTGGCCTGCTGCACAAGACTGCACGCGAAAACTCTGCGATGTGCCGGATGGGTATCCCTGATTACCTCATCACGGTGCGCAACCCAGGCGATCAGGAAGACCGCGTGACGCACGGCGCCGAGTTCCCTGTGGACTTGTGGCAGAAGGTGGCGAGCCCTGTCTGGATGGACATCAACCAAAGCGATACTTTGCAATTCCGCAGCGCGCGTGAGCACGACGACGAGCGACATATCTGCCCGTTGCAGCTTGACGTGATCAGGCGCGGAGTAATGCTTTGGACAAATCCGGGCGACATCGTGATGTCACCATTCATGGGCATCGGCAGCGAGGGCTATGTGGCTTTGGAAATGGGCCGGCGCTTTGTCGGCGTAGAGCTCAAAGCCAGCTACTACGCACAGGCGGCGGCCAATCTGGCGGCTGCCACCGCAAAGATGCAATCGCTTTTTGATGCATGATGGCGTAGCGATTGATGAAGGAACAGACATGGCTAGAAACATGGCTTCGCTGCAGCAAAGGCTGGAAACAATGGAGCTTGAACACCTGCGCCGGCACGTACTGGAACTGCACAATCGGCTTGAACAGGCTGAGGCAGATCTTCAACTGGCAATGGAAAACGCCGAATTCTGGCAACGTTACGCCATGAATATCCAGCTTTCACTTGCGGACAACGACCACGAGAAAAATCTATGTGTCGGAATCACCAAGGAAGGCGAAATGATGGTAATTCCGGCTGAATAGGCGATCCCTCTCGATGCGCCTGTTGGGCGCAAGGAAGGAATGATATGGGGCGCATGCGTTTGCTGCTGGTCCCAATGATGGCGTTCGAACTTGCTTTGATAGGCGCGGCATGGGTGGTGGCAGTCGTCAGCCCAGGCGCGGCAAAAGCCATGACAGACTTGGCCGTGAACACGTTGCCAGGACCTGAGTGGTACTTCGGCCTATGACGCCCAACGAGAGCCAACGGCGGCGCGTCCGATGGACTGGCGCAACCGACAGCGATCGGCTGGCAGCGCACCATCGATGGCGGATGGGTGTGCGCGGTCTGGCAGAGCGCCTACGGGCACCGAGCCAACAAGGCTACATGGCTCTACTACTGCGGCACGAACCCGCCGCACGAACTGCGGTGGGAACGGCCAGAAGGGACGCACCAGATCGGTTTTCACGACCAGCGAGGGAAGGCGGCAAACAAGCCGACCCTCGGGAAGCGTGAGGCGAACGCTACGCCGCTTGAGTTCAGGGACGAACTGCTGCGGCTGGCAATGAAGGCGCATAACGCAGAGCTAAGGGGCCGGCCGCTTGCGGACGGTCCAGCTTGGGCGCCGGGTTAGAAGGGGCTGACATGAAAACGCGACAAATAGACACATGGCAAAAACGCTGCAACAAGGACAAGGCGCACTACGGGATTGTGACGAGCGT